GTCTATTTTAGGAGTGACTACGATGCTTACCTTGGAAGAAATGCTGAAGGAAGAAATCCAACGTCTGGGGCAGGATCATCCAGCGGTGCAAATGCTACGCAATCAGATAGCAGCGGAAAAGTCGGGCAAGACTTTGCAAGGGGTGTATCTAACAGGCTCCGTAAAAAAGCAACCAGCAGCAAATCCTCAACAGTAAAACGGGGCGGTGAAGCTCCGACCTCTGGAGCTGAATAATGGCCATCGAACAACGACCCCTAGAGCAGAGACTTGGCCAGCTCCTACCGAGTGCAGAGCCTGTCACCCCAGCTGAAGACATCCCCTTAGAGCCAATGCCAGCCGCCGATCAAGGCGTTGCTGAGATGCCAACCACGACCGAGCCAGGCACGCCCACCATGGAAGAGGGTGTGCAGGTAGCTGGTCCAATGGATGCGGCAATTCGTAAACTAATTACCAAGCAAGCAGCCAAGGCCGAGCGCAACTTAGTGCCCGAGGCTGCGCGTGCTGTTGAAGGCGAGCTACCAGAGGCGGCCAAGGCTGGCCGTTTTAAGCTGATTCCCGAGGCCGACCAAACCCTGACTGATGAAGTCAGTCGTGCTGTCAGTCGCAGGCAGACATTTGGCATCACTCAGGGCAAGCCTGGTGGCACGCCAGACGAGCCATTTAATCTATCACGTTACCAGACTGAAGATGCCGCAGCTATTGTGGGCGGTGTGGCTGACGCGCTAAACATCAAGACCAAGGCGGTCACATTCCAAGAGATTAAAGACAAGGCTGCAGAGTCTGGTATCAGCGAGGCATTCTTGTCGCGCTTGATTGGCAGCGATGGTCGCATGATGGCTAACGCTGTTGACACTTACAAAGCGCTCGAGGTGCTAGAGTCCAGCGCCAACGAACTAGATCGCCTGTTCAAGATGGTCAACAGTGGCCAAGCTACTGACGTAGACAAGCTGGTGCTACGCCAGCAGATTGCTTTCCATGGCCTGATCCAGCGCGGTGTTAAGGGTATACAAACCGAGACTGCTAGAGCGCTAGCTGTGTTTCGCATTCCACGCGATGGCAACGCTGCCATTGTGCGTCAGGTGATTGACGAGTACGGTGGCGACGCTGCGCTGTCTGACTTGGCTAAGTCTTATCTGACTATTGAGTCGCGTGCAGCTCGCAATGCTTTGGTAGAAAAGTCAATGATGTCAAGTGTGAAGGATGTCTGGTTCACCACCTACATCAACGGCCTGCTATCAAGCCCTGTGTCGCACGCAAAGAATGTTGTGTCAAACCTTACATTTGGCCTGTACCAGATGCCAGAGCGTTTGATGGCATCAATGTATTCAAACTTCCTGCCTAAAGCTGTGCGCGAAGGCCGCATGCCAGACGTTGTTACTAAATGGGGTGATCTGCTGCCCGGGTCTGCTCAAGACAAAATAGATTACGACGAAGCTCTTACCATGATGCAGTCGCTGCGTAACGGCGTGGTTGAAGGCTTTAGTTTAGCTACTACGGCATTTAAGAAGAACCAACCTAGCGACTTGATGAGTAAGATTGAGGCGCAGCGTGGCACCGACTTGCCATCAATTAGCTCGGCAGCCTTTGGCATTGAGCAGGATAAATGGTTGGGCAAGGCCATTGACTATTACGGCACGGCAATCACCATGCCTGGCCGGATGCTAATGGCAGAAGATGAGTTCTTTAAAGGTGTGCTTTACCGCATGGAGCTCAACACCCAGATTACTCGGCGCAGCAAGTCGGTATACCGCGACGCAATTGACTCTGGAATGTCAGAGGCAGACGCGCTCGCTAAGACACAGGCAGAGGCCGTTAGCCTGTTCCAGAACCCGCCCCGTGATCTGGATGAGGCAGCAGCTTTGTTTGCACAAAAGGGAACCTTTACCGCTGAATTACCACCAGCTCTAAAGAACCTGCAGCAAACCTTTAACCACCCACTACTAAAAATTGTGGTGCCGTTCTTTAAGACCCCAGCCAACATTGGCTTGCAGGTTATTGAGCGCACACCGTTTGCCCCGTTGTCTTCACAGTGGCGCGAGGAGATCGCTAAAGGCGGCGTGTACCGCGATATGGCCTTGGCCAAGGTAACACTAGGCTCGGCTGTGCTAGCTACCTATGCGGCTTGGGCTGGCGAGGGTGGTCTTACTGGGCGCGGCCCAGCTCGCAAGGCAGACCGCGATGCGTTGATACGCGATGGTTGGCAGCCCTACTCAGTAAAGGTTGGCGACAAGTACTACAGCTACAGCGGCATGGAGCCGGTCTCTGCGCTGATGGCCATCGCTGCTGACTATGCAGAATATGCCAAGCATGAGCAAGACGCCAGCAAGATTGAAGAAGTTTTCTTGGGTGCTACCTACGGGCTGTATGAGTACCTAAAGGAGCAGCCTTACTTGCAAGGAATAGCCGACATAGGTAAGTTGATCGGCACCAATCAAGAAGAAAAGGTAGACGGCAAGAAGGTTGTAGATGGAATAGTTAAACAGCTTGGTGGCTTTGTTATTGGTGGCTCGCCAGCTGGCGCCTACAGCTCGCTGCTGGCCGGCATCGAGCGCCTGTCAGATCCAACCAACCGAGACACTCGCGCTAGTCCAGATCTGCCCATGGGTGTGCGTGGCTTTATTGAGGCATTCAACAAGTACAAGTCGCGTATACCGTACTTCAGCGCTGACTTGCCAGAAACGCTTAACCTGTGGGGTGACCCAACCAAGTCAGGCACCGGCGCAGCCTACGAGATGGTGCTGCCAACCCGTGTGACGCCACAGCAATTCTCTGAGGTAGACGACTTGCTAGTGCGCATGGGTTCACCCATTGGCATGCCAGATCGCAAGATCGATGGTGTTGAAATAGACGCATTCCAGAACAACCGTATGCTGACTATTTACGGCAAGGAGCTGCCATCCAAGCAAGAGATCTTAAACATCATGCAGATGCCAGGCTTTGATCTGCTGTCGCTAGATGATCAACAAAAGACTGTGCAGCGCGTGCATTCCAAATACATGGATGCAGCCAAGCAACAACTCAAGTCAGAAGATGCCAGTTTGCAGGCCAAGATTGATGAGCTCAAAGAGCTTAAAAAAGCTAACGGTCTCTACTACAAACCGGACTAAAACCATACAATTAGGACAGGAGAAATATTATGCCAGTGCCAATTAGTAACGTAACACGCAGAGCTGTGTATGCGCCTACCGGAACCGGTGGCGAAGGCCCCTATGCGTTTACCTTTGAGATTCTGGCCAACACAGACATTGCCGTCTACAAAGATGATGTGCTGCTGACGTTGACCACTCACTACACGGTAGTGATCAACGCCAACGGCACAGGCTCTGTTACCATCACAGCTACTGGCCTGGCGCTCTCGCCTACCTCACCCACCCAGTACGCCATTGTTGGCAACCGTACTATCTCTAGGTCTACAGACTTCACCACTGGTGGCGACTTCTTTGCTAACACGCTGAATGACGAGCTCGATCAGCAGACTATCTTTGCCCAGCAAAACGCTGAAGGGCTAATCAGATCTTTGCAAGCGCCACAGACAGATCCAACAACCGTTGACATGACTTTGCCGCGTGCGACTGTACGTGCGAACAAGACTCTGGCGTTTGACTCAAATGGTGACCCAACAACCGGCGAGGTGATTGGTGACAACCGCGGCAACTGGTCAACAAGCACAAGTTATAACAAGCGCGACATTATCAAAGACACAAGTAATGGAAACATTTACTACGCCAACACGTCGCACACATCAACAGGCTCACAGCCTATAAGCACCAACGCTGATAGCGCTAAGTGGGATCTGATCGTTGACAACGCAAGTGCAACCTCTTCGGCTACAGCTGCTGCAGCGTCTGCCTCGGCAGCCAGCACATCAGCAAGCAATGCATCTACGTCAGCTAGTGGCGCATCAACCTCAGCAACAAATGCTGCAGCCTCTGCTAGTACGGCATCCACCCAGGCTAGCAATGCATCAACAAGCGCAACTGCCGCGGCTGCATCTGCGTCTTCTGCGTCAAGCTCTGCATCAAGCGCAACCAGCTCTGCTAGCACTGCAACTACGCAGGCCAGCAACGCATCGACAAGCGCCAGCAACGCAAGCACTAGTGCAAGTGGAGCCTCTACATCAGCCACCAACGCTGCGGCGTCGGCAAGCACGGCGACCACCCAAGCTAGCAACGCTAGTACATCTGCCACTAACGCATCAAACAGCGCTACCTCTGCGAGTACCTCCGCAAGTACTGCTACAACCCAAGCCACTAACGCTAGCAACAGCGCTACATCTGCCTCAACAAGTGCAACAAACGCAAGCAACTCTGCAACAGCTGCATCAACTAGCGCAACCAATGCGGCAAACAGTGAGACTGCTGCAGCCAACTCGGCTACTGCTGCAGCTGCTGCGGCTGCCTCCGGCATGTACTCTGCAGTGCAAGACAAGTCTGCTAACTACACGGTAGTTGCTGGGGATGCTGGTGACCTAATCCGAGTGACTACCACCAGCGGTGCTGTCACGATTACCCTGCCGACAATCAGCACGGTTAGCGATGGCTTTAAGGTGGCCATTGTTAAGTGGACTGGTGACGCCAATGCGGTGGATGTTGTGCGCTCTAGTACTAACACTATCAATGGTGCTACCAGCTACAACCTTGGCAACCAGTACAGCTCTGCTACCTTTGTGGCCGATCTGGAGACTGGCCAATGGTTTGCTGTTGCATCTGGTTTAGGTGTGAGCAACGTGGCAGTAGATGCGTTCTCTGGTAATAACTCTACGGTGGCATTCACCTTGTCGGGTGACCCTGGCAGTGAGAACAATACTCAGGTTTATGTTAGTGGTGTATATCAGGAGAAAGACACATACTCTGTCTCTGGTACTACGCTGACATTTAGCACTGCGCCACCAACTGGAACTAGCAACATTGAAGTAGTGTGGACTGCGCCATTGGCCATTGGTACACCAAGCGATGGCACGGTGACTACTGCAAAGCTGGCAAGCACTACTGGCTCTGGCGCTGTTGTATTGGCTACTAGCCCAACAATAACCACACCAGTTATTAGTTCACTTTCGTCTGCATCTGCCACTGCGCTAACTTTGCAGTCTGCTGGCACTACGGCAGTAACTATTGATACTTCACAGAATGTGGGGATTGGTGGGACACCTGTAAAGAAATTATCTATTCTGCCTACTTCTATTCGCAGGATGGACTTTTATGTTCGTGACCCAGGGGTTGATGATTCTTTAGTTATTCGTAGTCAACACGCTACCAATAATAATATTAGGGACATGATTTTAGAAGGAAATAATGTAAAAGTCTTTACAGGTGCAGACTCAGGAGGTTCTGGTACGGAGAGTATGCGTATTGCTAATGATGGCACTGTGCGAATTGGGACTACAAGCGATATAGGAGGAAAACTTAGTGTAGATTGCACAACTGGTAATTCATTTGGTGCTATTGTTAAAAGTAATACAAGTGGTGGAGCGGCACTTGCCGTTAATGCTCAAAGCCCATGTACCACTCATGTGCAATGGTATAACTCTGGGACACCTACGGGTACAGTTACAACTAATGGTGCTAGTGCTGTTTCATACAATACAACATCTGATTATCGTTTAAAAGAAAACATAGCACCTATGACGGGTGCATTAGCCAAGGTTGCACAATTAAAGCCATGTACATATAAATGGAAACTAGATGGTGCTAATGGTCAAGGCTTTATAGCGCACGAACTGCAAGCAATAGTTCCTGATTGTGTAACTGGTGAAAAAGATGCAGTAGATGCAAATGGCAATCCTAAATATCAGGGTATTGATACTTCTTATTTAGTAGCAACACTAACAGCAGCAATCCAAGAGTTAAAGCAAATAAACGACACACAAGCCGAAACAATCAACGCACTAACCGCCCGTGTGGTGGCTTTGGAGAAATAACATGGCACTCACACAAGTACAGGGGCAGATGATTGCTCCAAGCACTACGCTAACAACACCGATAGTGGCCACCACAATGGGCGTTGGTGGTGCTACACCATCTGGCTCTGGCTCTGGTATCACATTCCCCGCAACCCAATCAGCATCAACTAACGCAAACACATTGGATGATTATGAGGAAGGGACTTGGACACCAAATGTAACCTCTGGAACAGGCTCAATAACTAGTTATACATCAAGCGGAGAATATATAAAAATTGGTCAAACAGTTTATATCCATTTTTCTTTTATTATTACTTCTGCTGGAACTGCTGGTGGAATTGCCAATATTACTAATATCCCATTTACTTCAACTGGTACTGGAACAAATCCTTATCAAGTAATTGCAATCGTAAGAGAAACTGGTCAAACTGGAGTTACTTACACTTATTACCAAAATGGTGGTGGAACTTCTGGAGTAATGCACCATTTAACAACAAATGGTGCAATTGTTTGGTCAAATAATTACAACTATGTAACAAATTATACTTTTCAAGCAACGGCTTAATTAACTAGCATGGATTTGTTAGTCGGACACTTAACCAAAGGAAATCAAAATGGCACTCACAGAAACCAAAGTAATCGATAACATCACAGTTACCGAAAACGGCATAGTCCTGTATCGGGAAGCAACACGCATCCTAAAAGATGGTGAGCAGATAGCACAGACATACCATCGTACAAGCCTAACGCCAGCACAAGACCTGACGGGCGTACCAGTCAATGTAGTGGCTATATGCAATGCGGCATGGACAGATGCAGTCATAGCGGCTTATCAAGCACAAGTAGCAGAGCAGAATGCTTGAAGATACTGACACACAACTAGCTGTTCACGTTGCGATATGTGAAGAGCGTTACAGGAATCTGGATAACACATTGCGTGATGGTGAAAAGCGCATGACCAAGATTGAGTACTTGTTGTATGCAGTGATTGCTTGCGTACTGCTTGGCCCTGGAACTGCAGCCACGTTCATCCATAAGTTCTTTGGTTTATAAGATGTGGACCCATTCAGTTTGCTCATGCTGGCACAGGGTGCGTTTGCAGCTATTAAACAGGGCTGCGACTATTTGCACCAGGGCAGGATCGCTCTGGACTCAGCTAAAAAAACAGTCGATGGAGCGATGGCAGATGTCAAGGCCATTAAGGGAATCTTTGACTGGTTCATTGGCCTATTTAGATCAGCGCCTAAAGTTGATATCGCTAAACCTATTGCGAAAGCAGCAGCCAAGTCAAAGCCAGCAGCTGCAGCCAAGCAACAGCAATCCTATGAGCAACTCGAACTTGAACTCATCAAGTCAGTCGGAGAAAACATTGGAATCCTCTTTGACACCCAGCAACAAATCAACACCTACTACCAAGAGCTTGAAGAAGACTCCAAAACAAACTACAACCCAGACCAAAACACCAGCAAGAAGGCGATCGAGCGAGCATTGATTGAGCTGCAGCTGGAGAAGTTAATGGAGCAGACCAGAGAGGCGATGGTCTATGCGCCAGCAGAATTGAAAGATCTGTACACCAGGTTTTTAAAGATGCATGGGCAGATTGAGAGAGAGCAGGCTTGGGCTAGAGCAGAGATGATCAGGAGAGCCAGGCTTGCAAGGTGGCGTAAAGAACAGAATGAGATCAGGCAGATAGAGATGACAACTGGAGCAATTGCAGTCATGTTCATATCATTATTTTTTGGGTGGTTTATGTGGGCAATACGAAACTTGTCTGGTGGATTTTGATGGGCGTGATGCTGTGCGTTGTCGTGGGCGCTACGTCAATTGCATACGTTGAGACTCTCTACATGAAAGCCCAGCTCAAGAAAGAGATCAAAGAATTGAGAAAGCTAAAGCAAGAACTGAAAGAAAGCAAATAGTAAAATGCGAGACACCAAACGGCTGTAACCGAATGGCATCTCTAACCAACGATGAAGGAGCATCATATGGCTGAAAAAATTTTATCACGTGAGCGTTTATGTGAACTGTTAGATATTGATACCGAGAAAGGTATCTTTACATGGAGACACACGATGGGTGGTAAAGCACATAAAGGCAAAGAGGCAGGGGCTTTAACTGAAAATGGATATGTTGCTATTCGAGTGGATCAACATGACTATTTGGCGCATCGCTTAATGTGGCTTTATGTTTATGGTGCATTTCCCATAATAAATATTGACCACATAGACAGAGACAAAACAAACAACATTGCAACCAATTTAAGGTTGGCAAGTCCAAAACAAAATGCAGAAAATATGTCTTTAAAAAGCACTAATTCTTCTGGTCATCGGGGCGTTTATCATAGGAAATATTTAAAAACAAAACCATTTTCTGTGAACATAATGCACAATAGAAAGACAATTCACATTGGGTATTTTGCAACAGTTGACGAAGCCGTAGAAGCAAGAAAAAAGGCAGAAGATAAATACTTCACTCATCACACAGCATGAAAACTAAATACATATTTTTAATTGCTATGTTCTTGCTTTATGGGTGCGAAGACAGATATCGATATTGGTGCCAGGATCCTAAGAACTTCCCTGCCAAGAGATGCCAGCGCCCCGATTGCCAATTCACCCAAGACTGTCCCGACTACCTCGTTGCCCCCATACTGGAGAAAACAATTGTCCAACAACCAGCCCAAGTTTCATCCGAACCGATTGCTAACCCAAGAGGAAATTGAGATAAGGGTCTGGGCCTTTGTGGTCCTGATCGTTACTTTCATTCTTGCTGGCATTGTGATGTTCATGCTTTACAGCTTGGCCTTTGTAGTGCAGCCAATCAAGTCTATGGCGCCCATTGACCAGGCGTTTGCCAAGATGCTCAATGACATTGTGCTGCTTATTGTTGGTGGCATTGGTGGCGTGATGTCTCGCAAGGGTGTGCAGACTATTGCAGACAAAGTCTCTCAAGCAAGCAACCCAACACCACCTACACCGCCTGCTCCAGTTGCAGCGCCAGCAACATCTACCTGGACAGCACCAGCTGGTGGCCTGCCTGCTTGGGTAAACCCAGTGCTTGATGAGGAATGGAGAGCGCCACCACCACCGACTACACCGCCTGACTATGTTGATCCAGCCAAGGAAGAGATCGCACAAGAGCGCTCTGCTGCGAGGGCTGAGACATGATTCCAAACCCATGGCTAATCATTGGCGCCATTGTGGTGGCTGCCAGCGTCTATTTCTACGGCCACCACAAGGGATGGGCAGAGCGTGATCAGGAAATGCAGGCAGAGATCGCCATCAAGAATGAAGAGGCTCGCACCAAAGAGCAGGAACTAACCAAACAACTCAACGACAACTCAACCAAACTGCTGGAGGCTAACAATGCCATATCTGAAAAACAGTCTTCTCTTGATCGTGCTATCAGGTCTGGTAGCGTGCGGCTCCCGGCCACAAGTTGTGTACAAGCCACCCCAAGTGCCGCCGCTCCCAGCGGAGATAGCAGTAAAGCGGGAAGTCAACCTGACAGACAGGCTAACCAAGCTGCTGATGCCGACCGAGCAACCCTCGCAGCCATCGCAGAGATCGTCGCCCAGGGAGACAGGAACACAGCCCAGCTCAATGCCTGCATCGACAGCTACGCCAAAGTGATGGAGACAATAAATGTTAAACGCTGAGAAACTTTCTAAGCTGCACATCAGTGCAGACTGGGTTGACCCGCTCAACGAAACCTTTGAGCGCTTTGGTATCGTGACACGCAACCAGCAGGCGGTGTTCATTGGCCAGTGTGGCCATGAGTGTGGCAACTTCAAAGTACTGGAAGAGAACTTGAACTACAAGGCTGCCACGCTAATGAAGCTGTGGCCTAAAAGATTTCCCTCACTGGAGGTGGCCAATGCCTACGCTGGAAACCCTAAGAAAATTGCAAATCAAGTCTATTCTTCTCGCATGGGTAACCGTGACGAAAATAGTGGTGACGGTTATAGGTTTAGGGGTCGTGGTTGTATTCAGCTTACTGGGCACTCTAATTATTTCCACGCTGGTAAGGCACTGGGTGTGGATTTTGTTGCTAACCCTGATCTTGTTGGCACTGCCAAATATGCTGCTCTCACAGCTGGATGGTTTTGGTCTACCCACAACCTCAATTCACCAGCGGATGCCCTTGATCATCCAAAAGTAACTCGCATCATAAATGGCGGGGCCATAGGCCTGGAGCATCGCATTAGAGAAACTCAGCAGGCCTTGATGGTGCTAGCCTAGCTAGCAGCCAGCGACTCGGTGCGCTTTTGATAGGCGGCCAAGTGTCGGATGCGCTTGGTTAGATCTATCTTGAGCAGCGTCTGCTTGTTGGCCTCGCGCAGCTGGTTCAGCGCTGTGATCCGGTCTTGTGCGCTGCGCTTGCCTGCCGTGTAGGTTTTCTCTGCCAGGTTCTCATAGGCGTCTTGCCAATCATCTAAGGTGGCGTGTGTGCTGAAGGGCTGCTCCTTGCCTGGCACCATCACAGCAAACCCAACATCTGCAGCTGGTGCCTGCTCTTGGATAACCTCTGGCTCAACCGTGTCTGCCATGGCTGCCTCGATCTGTATGTGATTACTCACAGGCTCACTGGGTGAGCTTGAGATCCGATCCAGCGGGTTACGTGGTGGCGTGATGTCAACAGCTGGCTTGGCCTCATCTGGATAGTCTTGTGCCTCTTCAGCGGTGATCAAGCCCTTGAGCACATCAGGGAAGGCGTCGCGCAGTGCAAAGCCGCGGGCACGCATCTGCATCATGCGCTTGGGGTACGCCTGCCACGGGCCTTGCTTGCCCCACAAGCCAGCGCGCTTGGCGTCTTCAACTGAGAAACGCACAACTACAGGGCTGCGATTTTTTCGCTTGGCAACGCAGACTGCTACGGGATTGGGCGTGCCCTCGTCTTCCATGGTTTCTTGCACATCTTCACAGACAGAGCTGGCCTGCACCAGGGCGAGCGCTGCGTCACCGTAGACGCTAGGCTTGCCATTGATAACGGCTATGTTCTGCAACGCCTGCATGGGTGCCAGCCCCATCTCATAGCCCCACTGCACGCACACCAGAATATCCTGGGGCTTGCCTTGGTAGGCCTTGGGCACCATGCTGGAGTTGGCCAGCATCTCTGAGAACTGAATGGCCTCGGTGAGGGTAGCAGGAGCAAAGCCCTTGTTATTTGTCGTTGTTAATTGCATGGATATCTTTCTCGGTTAAGTAGGTTTGCATGGTGGTGAAAATCAGGTTAGTCATTGCATCGACAAAGGCCTCGGCCTCTATCTCATTGCAATCAGTTATGTTGAGCAGCTCGACCACGGCCTGCTCATAGGCGTGCCGGATCGCTGGCTTATCTGGCAGGTTCACGACTTCAACTCCTTAATGTTGAGCGTTGATTGGCGCACAGAGTAGGCGTCCTTGGCTGCCACTGCGCGAGCTGGCGCTGCTTTGAAGTTGCGCATTGGCCAACCAATGAGGTACTGGCCAGCACGGCCACGCTCTGCGTCGCCTAGTCTGAGCTTGATCTGTTTCTCGCTGCGCTCAATGGCGTCTTGAGCATCATGGATGGCCGCCTTGCTAGCGAGTATTGCTTGGGCTAATTTAGCGACGTCGTCATCGAGCTCGATCTCTGCTTTTTTGGCATAGGGATAGATGTTGTCTACTTCTTTGCTGGACTCTGGTGGATACCAGTCTGTGGCACCAGTGTCGCGGAAGGTCTGCAGCTTGTGCTCAAACTCAAGCACCGCTTTAAGGATAGCTTTTTGTGTCTCGTGGTGTGGCGCAAAGAGAAACACGCGCAGCTCGATGCCCTGATACAGCACGCAGACCGCGCCCCACTTGTGGCCGGTCACTAGCATCTGGCCTTGCAGCTGGATGGGGCCACGCGCTAAGTGAGGGGTCTCCTCTGGCAGGGTCTTGGTGAGCTTGGCCTCGAGCACGCCAGCGCCATCGAGCTTGATGGAGTCTTGGCCAACAACGTATATGCCATTGGCTGGATCGTGCATGATCTCTTGGTTGTCGCCGTAGCCAATGCCGTCCAGGCTGCAGGATAGCTTGCAGCTGCTGTGCGTAAATGCCTGGTTGATCTCTACGTCAAACTTGGTGAGACCCAAGCGCTTGGCTGCCTCGGTCAAGATCACAGGCTCCAAGGTATTACCCCAGCCCATCGCCTCGTTGCCAATGTCGGGGCGCTCTAGTTCTTTGATCGCGTTGATCGAGAATTGCAGCTCATCATTGGGCGTGCTGTATTTGCTGTAGCCCATAAGGCCTGGTAAGCGCGAGGCGCTCATCTCTTTGTCGCTGGTTAGTTTGCCTGCCATTTATAGCTCCTGTAGTTGATAAACGCGCACAATGCGTGCGTGTGCCTGGGGATGGTTGGCCTCTGTGAAACCAATCATCTTAAATTGTTTGCCTTTGAAAACCGCTCCGAGCACTGAGGGGTGCAAGTTGGCGGGTAGTTGGATGCGCTCACGCACATCGTTGATGCTGACGCTGCCTTGCTGGCGGCAGACTTCAGCTGCAATAGTTCTGCAGCGCGCCAGGAAGGTGGCATCACGCTGCTCAAACAGGTTGAGCTGGGCGTCGCGGATTACTTGGCCGACGTTGGCTGTCATTAGCATGTGAGCCAGACAACCAGCACGGCCACCAGGCCGAGCCAGTAGATGACTATGTCATAGAGTTGATTACGCAAGTGAGGTCTCCTTAAGGTTAAGACGTTTGAGAAGGTTAGATACTTGGGTTGTGCCCCAAGTAATATTGCCACGGGGCGTGGTCACTGAGCGAGCTTGCAACGCTGCAGCAATATCTCTGATGGTGCGTGCGCCGGTGATGGCGAGAATGTCACGCACGATTGGACCAACGCGCTGGCAGTAGCTGTCAGCATTGGCCTTGATGACTAGAACACCGGCTGCGGAGCCAATCTCTGGTGTGGGGCACCCAAGTACTACACCGCGAGCTTTCGCCGCTTGTAGGGCTTGCTTGGTGCGCTTGGAGATCTCTTCACGCTCATGCTGGGCAACCACTGCGCGCACACCAAACTCTAAGGTGCCTGCGTGTGGCATGTCGGCAGCCACAATGTCCACGCCTGCTTTGCGCAGTGTCAACAGAAAGGCTGCATCGCGGGAGAGGCGGTCGATCTTGGCGATCAGGATGGCAGCACCATGGCGACGGCACTGCTCAAGTGCGAGCTCGAGCTGTGGGCGGTTGTCGATCTTGCCTGACTCGATCTCTGTGTACTCGCCGATGATGTCTGCTTGGTATGAGCTGACCAGCTGGCGCTGTGAGTCGAGGCCAAGGCCGCTGTGACCCTGCTTGGCAGTGGATACACGGTAGTAAGCAACGTATTTGGTGGCCATGATTAAGCCTCCTTAGCAGCTGCTAACACTGCATTGTCGATCCAGTCACCAATTTGCATTGGTACTTTGCCGTTTTTTTGGATGCGGAAATTGTGCAGGCTTGCAAGATGGCAGTATGTATTGCCATTGCGCTCTGCACCTACGCCTAGAACACGCCATGCTTGGCCCATGTGAACTAGTGTGCAGTTTACTTTGCTGCGGTCTCCGATAACTGGTGTGATGTCTGTCATGTTGAACTCCTTGCGCTTTATCTGCGCGTTGAACATGTGAGTATGTTAGCACGATTTGTATATCGCTTTGGAAGTACCTAAACCAACTATTGTCTAGGGAGTTTCCCTAACCCAGTATTTGCGTTATATCGCGGTGATATACACTCGCCGCCTATGAAACCCAAACTCAAACCTTTTATGATGCGGCTGCACCCACTTACGCGGGAGCTGTTAGACAAGGCGGCTGCCGACCAGGGGCGCAGTGTGTCATCTTTGATTGACCAGAGTGTGCGCGAGCAGCTGCAGCCCAAGTACGGCGAGTTGCAACCCAGACTGCAGCGCTTTCTCTCTGGAGTGCGACAGCCATGACCTATGAAGAGGCAGTGCGCTTGCTGGCCAGAGTGCGTGAAGGCATCTACTACCCTGTGGAGCTGGTCTCCGAGGCTTTGGCCATGACTGGCGACAGGGACTACGACTACCAGGTGCCACCTGCAGACATGATTGATTTTGTGCAGAACTTACGCAGAGCGGGGCAGCTATGAGTGAAACAATACTAGCGATTGACTTAGGCACCACGACAGGCTGGGCGTGCCGGCCACTGCATGGCCCTATTGCATACGGGTACGCCACATTTAAGCCTGGCAGGTACGAGGGTGGCGGCATGCGCTACCTGCGCTTTAAACAGTGGTTGACTGAGTTGAAGGGCACGGTCGGTGGCGAGATCCAATCCATCTACTTTGAAGAGGTGCGCCGGCATGCCAGCACAGACAGCGCGCATGTCTACGGCGGCTTGATGGCCACGCTGACCAGCTGGTGTGAGCACCACAAGATCCCATACCAAGGCGTGCCGGTTGGCACCATCAAAAAGCATGCTACAGGCAAGGGCAACGCGAGCAAGGAAGACATGATCGCTGCCATGGTTGGCATGGGCTATCAGGTAACAGATGACAACGTAGCAGACGCGCTGTCGCTGCTGCACTGGGCACTATCGGAGGTGGACAATGCTTGAGACTGTATTGATCGTGGTCGCGCTGATGTTGATTGGCGTGATGGTTGGCGTGTTTGTGGCCATAGCGCTGATAAACAGCTGGATGGACAGGGACGACTGATGCACATTAGTTACGTGAAGATTGTCAGAGATGACGAGGGCACGGTCATTGACACGCAGGAGGCCAACGGCGAGATGCGCAGGCTCAACTACCAGATCGAGGTCTTGAAGGCTGCGCTCGAGATCGAGATGGATCGGGTGTACGACTTGAAGGAACTACTGGACGAGGTGCGCCGGCTGGCCTTTGAGCTCAACGAGGAAGTCTTGAAGGCACACATATGAAGTGCCCGATCTGCAGCACCTGGACGTCAATCAAAGAGACACGCAAGCGAGAGAACAACATTACAGTGCGACGGTATGAGTGTGCCAACCTGCACACATTCAAGACCACCGAGCAGATCACCCAGATCTTGGACGCTACACACATGGAGCAGCTCAAGTTGGCCAGGCTAGAAAACCTAGCCAAGGCCAGCAGGAGCCGCAAGAAGGCAAGCAATGCATGAAGAGGAGGTACATCTATCGCAAGGCAAGCAACGCGCCGTCACCCAGCTTGGAGACTCTACTGAAGGCGTGTGGGCGAGAGTTGTTAACGACCTGGGAAGTCTTGCGGGACAAGGAGTTGATCGAGAGGCATCTAAAGGCGCTAGACGGTCGATATGGCGCAAACGCAGAGGCCAAGGTCAGAGCGTATATGCACGAGATAAAGAAGAGCGAGCGTAGTTGATGAAGTACTTATCTGTTTGTAGTGGCATTGAGGCAGCAACTGTGGCATGGCATCCATTGGGATGGCAGGCAGTTGGTTACTCAGAGATTGAGAAGTTTCCATCTCAGGTGCTGGCACATCACTATCCAGACGTCACTAACTATGGTGACATGACTAAATTTAAGGAGTGGTCAATTGAATCAAATATCGATGTTTTCGTTGGAGGAACCCCTTGTCAGTCATTCTCAGTCGCAGGACTTAGAAAGGGACTGGATGACCCGCGTGGCAACCTCATGCTTACCTATCTTGCCATTGCTAACCAATATCGCCCCAAATGGTTGGTCTGGGAGAACGTCCCCGGCGTGTTATCCAGTAACGGAGGACTCGACTTTGCCTCATTACTTCGAGGGATGGGCGAATGCGGGTATGGGTTCGCCTACCGAGTTCTTGACGCTCAATACTTTGGAGTGGCACAGCGACGCAGACGTGTGTTCGTTGTCGGATACCTTGGAGACTGGAGACGTGCAGCAGCGGTTCTTTTTGAGCGCCACAGCCTGTCAGGGGATCTTGCGCCGAGCAGAGAAAAGGGGAAAAGTTCTTCCAAGTATGCTGGAAGAGGCATTGCAGAATGTAGTCCAACAATAGGTTGCGAGCTGTCAAAGCAAGTAAACAATCAAATGATTGGGAATGCAGAGGCTTTTTACATTCCAGATCCAATTGCATTAGCAGAGAACACCATTGGCAGACAGCCACAGAACGGTGGCAATGGTGATGGGTTTACTGATGGCGGCCCAATGTATACGCTTAACGCTACTGGTGTGCACGGTGTAGCACAGCCAATAGGTTTTGAAAGCAGTAGGCGTGATGGTGTGCGTTTGTATGATGGCATTTCCAATACATTGCAAGCCTTTGCTGGTACTGGTGGAGGTAACAGCCCAATGGTGGCTCAAGCAATTGCATACAACATTGCGCCAGGCAAAGGCATATTAAAAGACGATATCCACGTTACTAATGCTGATGCCACAAAGACTTTGGATGCGTCTGGTAGTAATCCAGCAATGCATCAAGGCGGTGCTGCAATAGTGCAACCAATTTCGTTTAGCGGTCAGATGTCAAACCCACAAACAGATGTTGATATGACGCAAACTCTGCAAGCTAAGAATCCTATGGCGGTGGCACAAGCAATGGCAGTCAGAAGACTCACACCAATTGAATGTGAACG